GTTTTGAGAGTTGCTAAAACTGTTGTAAATGCTTTTGCTAAACAGGAATTATCTGTAATGAAGTTAAGAAGTGTTCTAAAACTTACTGGAAGTGAAGGGAGTCTAAAAGTATTAACTAAACAAGCGGCAGATTTACAAAAAGTTACTATCTTTGGTGATGAAGATATTATAAATGCTCAGGCGATGCTTGGTACGTTTAAATTAAACGTAGAACAAATAAAGTTATTAACTCCTGCCTTAGTAAGTATGGGAACTTCTTTACAACAAATGGGAAGGGGTGAACAGGACTTGCAAACACTGGCAATCCAAATTGGTAAGGTAGCAGGCACTGAATTAATTAGTTCACTTACCAGGATGGGTGTCGTAATGACAAAAACCCAAACTAAACAACTGAAACTTGCTACAGGGATGGAAAAGACTAAATTACTTGTAGAGATTTTAAATCAAAACTATGGTACTTTAGCAACAGATGTTGGACAAAGTGTTTTTGCAAGATTAGAACAAATTAAACACGCTTTTGGTGATAATTTAGAAGTAGTGGGACAATTATTAACAACCGGATTAGCTCCTTTAGGTATAGGGTTAAAGGTTGTTTTAGAGCTTTTCTCAGAACTCGGTAAAATGTTAGCAGATACTTATGTTAAATTTGCGGATGCAATACGGGGGACTTGGCAAACGGATGAACAAATGAAATCTTTGGCTTCTACCATTAGGGATGCTTTAGTAAAAGGATTAGCTTTTATGTTAGAACATTTAGAAAGACTAATTCCATTAATTGAAGTTACTTCCTTTGAAGTTAAAACGTTAGTAAAAGAAATGGGAGAGGCAGGTTTATTAGGGGTTGCTAAAATTCTTGCAAAAGTACTCGGTAAAATTTTATACTATGCACTCCAAGGAGTTATTCAATTATTAAAATATTTCGTAAAAGGGATAAAAGCTATTGTATGGATAGGAACTAAGGTTGTAAAAACTATTGGAATGATAGTTGATGCTGCTAAAAGACTTGGTAGGGTACTCGGACAGGCAGCACCTAAAACGTTTTTAGGTGGAGTTTTTAATATGCTTGGAGAGGTGGGTAATAGGATTCAATGGGTAATAGATAAGATAAATGAGTTGAAAGGCGGGACTGCTACAAGAGGTAAATACTTACCACAGAAAAGTCGAAGGCAGGCAGCTTTTGATGTATATGGGTTGATGGAGAAAGATGAAACAACGACAGGAACAACTAAAAGCGGTACAGGGAAAACCAAACAAGATTTAAAAGAAATAAACAAGGAAGAGGAAGAGCTACAGCGAATCTTAAATGCTAATAATATCATTTGGGGTAAGACTGCTGATTTCACAAAACAGACTTTAGACGCCTTAAAAGAAATGAATCAACTTGCACCTAAAGAATTAGGGCAGGGGCTAATGAATTATGAAGAATGGAGATTAACAAGATTAGAACAAAGCTCTTTAGCAGATTGGGAATCTAAAAAAGGTAAGGATATTGGTTTTGAGAAAATGGTTGATGGTTTGCAAGAGGCATTTTCAAGCGTAAATAGTGTCCTTACTAATATGATGGATGCCTTAAATATAAAAGCACATACATTTATAGGACAGATGGTAAGCGGGTTTAATACTGTTTTAAGTATTATACAAACTATAATGTCAGTTATGAATGCCGTTGATACCATAACGAGTTTTATTGGTATGATTATACCAGGTGCAGCAGGAGGTGCTGGAATGCCGTCAGGTACACAAGGGGGAGCAGGAGCACCTGCGGGAACGCCTACAGGGAACTCAATCACAAATATAATGAATACCATAAATAATAATACTCGAATAGTTGAAGTTCCTTATGTAGCCTCTACAAGAGTTGAGGGTAGGGATTTGAAATTAGTTTTAACAAGAGAAAATAAAAATGATTCTTTTAAATCGGGTGATTTATAATGCTAACAAATTGGATTAAGACATATAATGTTCCGACAGGTACAATGACATTCCAATTTGATTATGATAATCAATATAGGGAATTAGACTTTGATGTTATCAAGGTAGCTAAATTTAAATATGGATATGAAGATGACGATGCTCTTACATTTTATCCGAACTCGGTAACAATGGAGTTTGACGATCCTTACAGATTTAATTATGAAGTATTAAAATTATCTATAGGACAGTTTAATAATACCTTTCCAGAAAATTACGGAGATTACAGTGGTGTTTCTATTTGGCATAACAGGGCTTTAAAATTTAAAGGTTATATAAATCCTCTTACTTTAGAGTATAAAGACTCAGATAGAACAGTGTCATTTGAAGTGGTTGATAGGTCGAGAGGTTTAAATGATATGAGTTTAGAACTCCCTGACGGGTGGACAGGACAGGCAATGTATGGATTAGGTGAATTGGTACATGAAATATATAAAAAAGTGTTCCCTGACTTAGACGGTACTATTTATACAAGTAGAACTTTTACTAACGGAATATATGTAAATCACGATTGGACGTTTAAAGGTAAGGATTTATTTTCCTCAGCGACAGCCTCTAAAGATTGGTCAGTTGCGGATGAATTTAATCAAGTTGCTATTAGTTGGAATTATTATACGAATTTATGGGGTGCTGACAGACCTGCTTCCACCTATAGGGATATGATAAAATTATTAGCTTTACAGTTTGGAATGACTATCGGGGCACTTGATTATAATAAAATCTATTTAGTAAAAAGATTTAACGTAGCTAATACATCACCTACAAATATTAATGATATTCTTGTAGAGGGTTATAAAAGGACTTTACATTTAAACGTAATGCACGGAGTAAGGATTACTAATCATTGGCACGCAATCGGTGGAGGTGAAAGAACATTCACTGCGGGGACAGTTGAAACAATTAATTCCGAAGGTGAGTTAAGATACCCTAATCTTGTGAAACAATTTGATACTTATATCGGGCAGTACGATGCCCCTTGGGTGCAATCAAACATATATGTTTTAGATGGTGGAGTTAAATATATGGTTTATACTTATGCAGGAACTGATTTGGGTGTTTATGATCCTGTACTCGGATATAGAGGACATATTTCAAATGTTATATGTAACTGGACTTATCAATCAAGATTAAAACCAAAGGATAGGATTGAATGCGAATTATACGGGACAGATTTTGAGTTAATAGATTTTTTAACAATCACAGACCCTATTTATCCTTCAATAATTTTCAGACCGATGACATTAGAAAAGGATTATTTAGGGAACAAAACTTCATTAACAGGTATAGAAGTATGAGCGAACATTTTGGATATAGTACACCAATTATAGATGTCAAAACAGCTAACGGAACTTTGACTGAAAGGCTCTCATTTCCTTTATGTAATGTCGAGGGACTCCCAACAAATATACAAGAGGAGGTACTTAACTATAAATTAATAGATGGAAAATTAAAACAATTTGTAGTCGGGTATAGATATGAATTTACTTTACATTATAACGAATTAATTACTAAAGATACTTTAAAACTAATATTCAAGATTTTAAATTATAGAGCATATCCGAAAAGAGGACTAACAGAACAAGAATTATGGCTAACACCTTACAGTGATAATCCGAGTAATAGGTATAAAGTACTTTTTACAGGAGAAATCAGTTTTAAAAGCGAAAGCGATATTGATGAAAGTTCGGGCTTTGAAATGCCTGTTTTAAAATTTACTACAGTTGATTTGGTCGATGAAATAATAATGCACGACCCAGATTATACAATTTACTATGCAAGATTTTCAGTATTACCAATAACAGTTTCAATATAAAAACAAAATATTATGGCAGGTTTTAGCATACAATTATTTGAGGCAGATGCAGGGAACTCAAATGCAATGATAGTCTCTACAGGAAAGACAGTTACAATTAGGGTCTCTCCTTATGGCTCAACAACTTACATACTTTCGGAGGTAGGCTCGACAGGTGTTTATAATATAGCAACTGTAAATGATGGAGTTTATAAATTATACGTTGGTGGGGTTGAACAAACACAGTTCGGAACGTTTTGGATAGGCGATGACGCTCCGAGATTCGACACGATAGCAGAAAGAACCGCAGCTACAGGGGTTACTATAGATGGTATTCTTTTGAAGGACTCCTTAAATGCTTCGAGTATAATGGCTTTAACAGGAAACCAGACAGCGACAGGCATTAAAACGTTTTCAAGTGTCCCAAAGGCTTCCGCAGCAGCGACACAAACAACGGAATTGATTCGTTGGGATGAGGCAATGCGATTAGCAGATGATCAGACAGCGACAGGCATTAAAACGTTTTCAAGTGTCCCAAAGGCTTCCGCAGCAGCGACACAAACAACGGAATTGATTCGTTGGGATGAAACGGTAAGAACCTCAGATACACAAACAGGATTAGCGGGGAATAAGGCTTGGACAGGCGTACACGCTTTTGGTAGTAATGTAGCAATTACGGGGACTCTTGGAACAACGGGGCAGGTAACTCATTATACGCAACCTGCTTTATGCTCTGTAACCCCTACTAATGACAGTCATTATGCAAGGAAAAAATATGTAGACGATGCAATAGCTTCAGCTACAGGAAATTATACCGATTCCGTTAATGTAGTTTGGTGTATGCCTGAGATAAGTGCGGATATAGAAAACGTTGCTTATAATACAATGAGTGAATGTATTTCAAGTTTTTCAAGCCCAGCAGAAACGAATCAGTGTTTAGTAGAGATTCAAGGAACAGGAACTTCGACTCAATACGTTTCTTGTCCTTCAAGTGCTTTAATAGATTATGTTCATATAAGAGGAACAGGGAAACATATCTGTTTAGAATTGGGAGGTGAGGTTGTAGAGGCAACAACTAACCACAATCTCAAAATTGAAAATTGTTCAGTATTTATAGGAGCTAATTTTACAACGGCAGCGAGAACAATGGAAAATTTACAGTTTATTAATTGTGATATTTACTTTTACAATGATATTACTTTTAGTGGTGATAATGGAAAGTTACATAATTGCATTTTATACTCAGCAAGTGGTAAAGATATAACTTTTGACGATGGTATAGAAGTAATAGGATGCAAGGCAATGCAAAATTCAGTAAAGGGCGGAAGTTTTACGGGAGTTATGGATATAGTCGATAATTTAAATACAAGCTATACACCACCAACTGATCCAAGCCCGACAGCATCTTAATAAATTCATAATACAAATAAAATAGAAAGGTTAATAAAATGAAAACAGAACTAAAAGCAATCTTGACAGCAATCGTAACAAATGTATTTTTGTTACTTCTTTATTTTGGAATTGTAATACCGGCTGATTTGATTCCATTGATAGTTGGAACTCTTGTAATGTTAATCAGTGCTTTTATTAATCCTGCAAAAGTCTACTCAGACTCAGTAAGTCCTATGAAGAAAAGCATAAGTGTCATTGGGAGTTGGGCTTTTTGGATTGGGTTGGCAATTGCAATATTAACAGCTATATATAATTATTTACTATAATACTTTTATTTATCATTATTATAGATTATATTATAGTAACTTAAAAGAGAAAGGAAGGCAAACAAAATGAAAGAAAACACAAAATTTAACATAGTATTCTTTGGAATAGTAATACTTTTTATATTAGCACTTGGTTATTTTGTTATAGGGTGTTCGGAAAATGAAAGTATAGTTGAAACAAATGATAATGTAATAACAAATGGAATGACAATTGATATTGTTTATTGGGAGGATAGTATATATTGTAATTATAGTCATACCTTCACTGGTGCAAATTTATTTGAAGGGACTCTATACCTTACCTATAATTCAAAACCACTTAAAACATATTTTATAAATGATATAAAGGCTTTAACTATTTATGGGAACTCTAAATAAAAAATAATGAAAAAACTAATTTTAATAATCGGATTACTTTTAATTTTTGTTAGTGCAAGTTCGCAAACAAGGTTAAAGTTTGGTAACGTAACCTTGAAAGACACACTAACTGGAGCATTCAAAGTTACAACAGGGAGTATTTGGACAGTGGGTTATGACCTACACGGAGATGTGATTTACATAGGAGACTATAATAAAGTATATCTCTCAGATGCTCCGATAACAGGGGACTTTACTATTTCTAATACTTGGAATGTAGCAACCCCAGAAATGCGATTTTGGGTAGAGTTAAGCAATGGTACGTTTCGATGGTTATTAAATAGTGGCGTTAGTCAAATGACTTTAGATATTAACGGATTAGAAATTGAAAAAGATTTGAATGTAAAAGACAACCTAACAGTAGATTCTAATTTAATAATAAAGAACACCGCAATCTATACAATACAAAAAGACAACGATACTTTAACTGTAAATGGTTCTTTTATGTGGATTGACTCAGATGATGGAACTGCTACGAACAGAACTTTTATACTTGATGCAGGGACTACAGTCGGACAGCATTTAATATTACAGTTCTTTGATACTGGAGGGAGTGGTTATGAATGTGAGTTACCAAATGCAGGAGAGGTTTTGACAGCAGATGGTAATACTATAACATTTGATAATGATAGAGAGAATGCAATATTTAATTGGGATGGTGTTTATTGGGTTGAGGAAGGCAGGGACTTTTGAATAATTTAGAACTTTCAAGAACGGAGATGTAATGAAAATACTTATAATAATACTGTTATTTTTCGCAACGAACTTATTCGCACAAATTGAAAGCGATGGTTTAAATATTGGTAAGTTGGGATTGAATAAGACAAGTGCAGTTGATTCAGGGACTACAGCAATAGATTCAATAGCTTACGTACTGGGGACAGGCAATACAATTTTAGAAAGGGTTAAGGATGCTTACCCTGTATTGTATTCATTCAAGAAGTTATTCACTACACAAACCGACACCTGTGTAATGCTACAACGAACACTTAATTCAGACAGTGCGTATTTTGGATTTGTAAATGGAATCCTTGATACAGCAAGTGTTCGTTCATGGTTAGATACGAGTGTGTTAGGGCTTAATTTTTTGGCTGGGATGTGGACAGCAACTTCAGGTACGGTGAAAAATAGTAATAACACTTATACAACACCTCCGAACGGAGGAGGAATTTATACGTCAATTATCCCATTAGATGAGCGAACATATAAACTTACAATCGAAGGTTCAAGCACTGCTACAGAATTTCAAGTTAAAAGTCCGTCTTCAGGTGTTACATATATGATTGGATTTGGAACAGTTATTTATAAATCAAATAATGTTGGAATATGGTTTACTAATAGCGACAGTGGAACAACTAATATAACAAAATTAGAAATCACCGAAATCACCCCTTCCGTAAGAAAATGGTGGGATGCAAGTGGAAACGGCAATCACGCAGTACAATATACAAGTGCTAATCAACCAATATACAACGATAGTTTAGCGATTAGGTTTGATGGGGTGGATGATTATTTAGATATAGGAACAGATTTAACTTACTCAACAGCTACATATATATTTGGGATTAACGGAAATGTATCTACTGAAAATAATATTCTTAGTAGATATGGTGGGTTTCAGAGAATATTTGTATTTAGCGGTGATATTTATATTGAAACAAATACAAATGGTGAATATTTTATTTTTTCAAATTCAAATTTAACTGCTAATACTTATTACAATATTGCAATTTCAAGGATAAGTGATAATGCAAGTTTATATAAGGATGGTGCGTTTGTTCAAACAGTAAATACTATAGGGGCTGACGTAGTAACAATTAGATATATTTCCAGCAGTGCAGGGATTTTTTACAACGGGATTATTTCTCCTGTAATTATTTCCAAATACGGATTTACTCAACCCCAAATACAATCAATTAACACCTACTTACAATGAGAGTATTAATAATAATATTGCTTTTATTCGCAACGACAAATATCGCAAATTCTCAATGGCTTTCTAAAAAACCTAATAAATGCATAGTATGACAACGAATAATAACAACGGATTTAACGAATGGAAAAAACTTATTGAAGATAAGTTTAAAAAAATAGATGACATTGACGGCAAAGTTGATAAAATATTTATTACTCTTGCGGAGTTGAAAACGGAATTAAAATTAAAGTCAGGTGTTTGGGGTTTTATTGGTGGTGCTATACCAGTATTAATAACACTTGCAATAGCTTTAGTAATACATTTTGTAAAATAAAATAAATTAAGATGAAAGAGAAAATCATTAATTACTCAATTGAGCATCCGGTATTAATAATGATAATCATTCCTATAGTTTTGGGAATAGTAGTTTCATTTATTATCGAGTCTTTGAAAAAACTGTTTTTTGAAAAAGAGACTTCGACAGGTGTTATTATTAATAGAGTTCCGAAACCTATTTTCAGATTGATTTCATTAATTATTTCAGTAGCAGTTTCATATCTTGCTTTACTAATATTGGATTCATTTATACAAGCGATTGAATTGAAAATATTATTTATGTTGTCTATGACATTCGTACCTTTTATGTTTTATCATTTGAAAGGAGCGTGGATTGTTTCAACTGTAATAAATAAATTATCTAAAAAAGCAGAAAAAACGGAGATATGAGAACCTCACAAAAGGGAATTGATTTAATAAAGAAGTTTGAAGGCTGTAAACTCAAAGCGTATAAGTGTCCGGGTGGTGTTTTGACTATTGGATACGGACACACTTCAAAAGTTTATAAAGGTCAAATAATTACACAAGAAGAAGCGGAATTATTTTTAAGAGAAGATTTAATTGTTTACGAAAATTGTATTAAGAAATATGTAGAAGTTAATTTAACTCAGAACGAATTTGATGCTTTAGTAAGTTGGACTTATAATCTTGGTTGTGGTTCTTTGAAAAAATCAACAATGCTATGGCATTTAAACGATGGTAAGGGGGACTTAGTTCCTATTGAAATGCAGAAATGGAATAAAGCAGGTGGGAAGGTTTTAAAAGGACTGGTTCGCAGACGTAAAGCGGAAGCGGATTTATTTACAAATGCAAATGAGAGATCGACTCCGTAAAATATCAACAACTGTTTATAAAGAACTCTTTAACGGATTTGCTGACTCAGGAGTCCCTAACGACTCTAATACTCACTGGATAGATGACTCTTTAAACGTTATTGCTATCCGGTGCAATCCTATTTACATCACTAACGATATGACAAGGAATAACGATTGGTTAATTTTATTCTATAAGAGTGAGAAATATATCTTTGAATGTACCGCAGACCCGAAAACAAGAAGAAACAGAATAGCAAACCTAATAAGCCAGGTTTATTACGGAAATATCAGACCTCATAAATGGATTAAATGGCGTACTTGTATAGCTCAGGACTTTTGTAAAGTGATTGTAAGAAGATATTTTAAAAGCAAGTACGATGCAAAACCGAAAATGAAAAAGTCTGAGAATGGTTGGTGGTATTATAATGACTTTGGAAACTTCGGAATTAACATACATAATCCAGCTAAGTACTTTAATAGTTCTTTAGGGTGCATTATATTAGCTTATGAGCGAAGATATTCGGAGGTTTTTAAACCGTTATTAAAATCAGTTTCAAAATCAAAAAGAAATAAAATTCCAGTGGTTGTAATGAATATAGACTATTTTAATCAGCAGGCTCAAGCTATAGATGGAATTAATAAAATAACTTATCCGGAGGCAGACAAAGGCAGACAGTTATGAAATTTAAAACTTTAATATTTCGGAAAGGAAACGGATTTGCTCATCCAATAGAGTTAAATCACAATCAAGTCGTTTGGGGATTAGCTTCTGATTTACCTATGATAATGATGCCCGATACTACTATCAAAGGGTTAAAGAAAATATATAAGTTAGATTTTTCTAAAGTTGAACTAAAAGATGTTGAAATGGAAATATTATGACTTGGGTTAAAAACAACTGGATTGTACTTATTATAGTACTTATAATAATTGGTGGACTCTTTCTATTCTGGAAGTCATTTAAAGGCTGTGGTGAGTCTGTAAACGCAAACTCAGGCATTATAATCAATGATTCGAATGTAGTTACAAGATACTTATATAAAACGGACACAGTTGTAAAATGGTATGAAAAAATTATATGGAAACAATCAAAACCGATTGTTACTTATGTTCAAAAAGTAGATTCTGTTTTCCTTGAAAAAATTAAATACTATGATTTTATGTTACGACTTAAAAAGTCAGGAAGTATGTTAGATGTCTATGCGATTAATCTTCAAGATTCTATTCTTAAAGAAAGTCATTGGCTTGTAGGGGATGACTTTGAAATTTCAAGTAAAGCAAACAGTTTATTTGTTCAATCAAAATTGTGGTATTGGGAAGGTGTTTCTTTAAAGGGAGGTTATGAACTCCCTTTGATTGAAAAAACTCAATTAAAAAAAGGCAGTTACAATATAGGATTAGAAACAGGTATAAATTATATGGATAAGGTTGGTTTAAATACTTCACTCAATTATAACAGCGATAGAAAATTAAATGCTAAATTGGAATTAAAATATAAGTTGATCGAATAGGTAAGATGTAATTTCATTTGCTATTCCTTAACCTCTCAGTAGAAATATTGAGGGGTTTTTTTAATTTTGTTTTATCCTGAATGTTTAGGTAAATTATTTATGTCTTCTTTTCTTACCATTTAATAATGCTCCATTGGAGAGGCTGCTTTACGGCAGTCTCTTTTTATATATACCTTCCTATTATAACAATATTATTTAAATATTATTTTTTACCTTGACAAAGTATTATATTATTATTATATTTGTATAGAAATTAAAAAACAAAACAAGAAAGGGAAACAAATGAAAAACATCATAGTAACAAAATCAATTACAGAAGATGAAGCAAGAAATTATATAGATTCAGTACAAAAAGGAAAACACTCACATAATAGATGCAGTGAAAATGATATAGAGAGTTTTGTTAGAGGTATTCCAAAAGTTGGAGAAACTGTTATTCTCCAAAACTCTCAATATCACTTCCAAAAAAGTTACATATTCGCAGGTTGGGTATCGTTCAAATACGGTAATTATGTGTGTTTGGACATAGAAAGTAATGGTGTCGTAAGTATGGGCAGGTGGCAAGGCAGAGGACACAGCTAAAAGAACAAATCTCCTGCCCTGCTTCAAGGCAGACGGATTCGTTATCCAGCAGGAGAGCAAAACTGAGCAATTTCGCTCAAACTCGGAAGGCGGAGAAAAAAACAGTCGTTGAAAGGACGGCAAGCCGAAACAAAAAATGTCTAAAAAAGAATTCCTCAAAAAAATTAAAAATCTATTTGAAGATGTTGAATCAATTGACATTTCAAGAAATGCAGATTTCAACGGAGCATGTGGAGAATGTACTGGATGTTGGGGTAATAAAGATTATTATGCTGCCTCACAAAAAATTGGGAACTATAAACTCGTAACGAATACTTGTTACGTGGATCCACAATTATATTATGCAAGTGGATACGAAATTAACAAGGTTAACGAGAGCAATCACACATTGAAAGAATTGTTTTCAATATATGAAAGCATAGTTTCCGAAAAGGCGAAAACGCAAAAGGAATATGCAGAGTTAAAAAACAAAATAGAAAAGATATTTGCATAATTCTCCTCTCCTGCCCTGCTATAGGCATAGAGTCGAACTCAGGCAGGAGGGCTAATTTCAAAAACAAAGAAAATGAAAAACTACAACATTAAGGACTACTCAGAATTAGACTTTCCCAGCAACGAACCCGAAGTATATCAAGAGTCAGACGGTCATATAGACGACTGCCCGGACATTGAAGAAAGAATAGCAGAGCAGGAACGGAACAAACCAAAGAACGAACAATTAAGAAGTTTATTTTTAGCAAATTTACCATAAGGAAAGGAGTTAAGGAAATGTCAGTAATTAATTATTCAATGCAAGAAATAGACGACCTTTGCGAAGGTGTTAAGTCTTTTTTTAATCGCAATAGTGATAAAAGATTATACGCAAAATATACAAAGGCATATCAACATCATTCAGTATTTAATAAGAAAGATGAAACTGAATATTTTAACGAATTAGTTGATAGGTGTTTTTGGTATTTATACGTTTCTAATAATATTGCCTATGCTTTGCAATATAGAGAAAAGCTGGATTTATTCAGCGAAGAATCAAACCCGAAACATAAACATTTTTCAAATAAAGATTTATTAAAAAAATTAAGAAGTTTAGAGTATAATATAAATACTAACGACGGACATAAATTTATTGAACCTACATTTTGGGATTTTTACGAATGGATAAAAAAGAATATTGAAGACCATTTCGTTGAAGCCACCCAAATGGTAAGTTTAGGTTCAGGAGCAAAAAGGGAAATTATTGATACTGTGTTATATCCTGAACCTGTTTCAGATTTCAATAATGATTAATTATAATATAAATTTAACTTGATAATCTATTAATAAATAATTATATTCATATTAAAATTTATTAATCAATAATACTAAATATTAATGTCAAAAATCACAATTACAAGTAAAGTTTCAAGCAGGGCAACGTTACCTATAAAAACCACAAGCCATATTTTATATAAAGATACTGTGGATAAGTTAGGAGAGCTTGCAAATAAATATAATTTATCACGGCGGGATATTATAGCTGATGGAGTTTTACTTGCAGAAGAACATTATAAAAAAATAGCAGAATAATGAGTAAGCAAAAAGACATTGAGGATTTTTTGTTAAACGGAAATTCAATTACGCAAAGGATAGCGATTGAAATGTTTAACGCTTTTAGATTGTCGGCAGTAATTTTTAAAATGAAAGCCAAGTATGGTAAGGATGTTATCGAGGCAGAAATAATAGAGGACAAAGAAAATAAATCAATGTTTGCAAAATACAAAGTACCGGAATTGAAACTAAAAGAATATCAACAGTATGGAATGTTCAAGTAGTAACCATACTACAAATATTATAGAAATGCCTTTATTTGACATAGCTAAAGAAATAGCAGAAAAATTAATTAATCCATTCTTATCAGTCAGGCTGAAAAGGAAAGGCAATACTGTTTTCTTTTATTTCAGAGATAGCGAGTCAAAACTATTAATCATTCAATACAAAGTTGAAAGAAGTATGATTCCGCACATCGAGGCGGAAAAGACAGAGTTAATAAATAATAAATACCATATTCATTAATTAAATAAGAAAGGAAAGACAATGAGTATAATCTTAGGCTTTGGTTCAACCGAAGAAGATTTTGAAAAACAGGAAATGAAATTTGTTGATGAGTTTTTAAAAGGAAATTTCAAAGGCAAGGGAAGTGGAGATATATCCTTTGACGATAAGATTGTAAACGAGTTGGAGAAACAATTAAAAAAACGTGAAAAATATTTCCACGAAAAAGACGAAGAATATAAAACAGCAAAAGAATACCCGGATAGATATAGTACATACTATTTTGATATTGTTTGGAATGTGTGTACCCTATGTGTAGCTTTTCAATTTAGCCATACCAACCGTAGACATGCATTATCGCCTGATGGTTGGGCATTGCTCCAAACCAGAAATGTATATTACGCTGATATATGGGATTATAGAGATTAAAAATAAATAGTTTGAGCAAGGTTGTAAGTTTTGTTTTACTCATTGTCTTGTTTTTCTTACAGCCTTGTTTCTTTTAAACAAGCTCTAATTATACCCTACAAGCTCCATATATCAATTCTAAGCGACTTTATTTAGAAAAATGATACATACTATACTACAAATAATTGTTAATTTTATCCTTGACAAATAAATATATTATATATATTTTACAATAAATCAAAAAACAAAGAAAATGAAAAACTCAAACTTAAACAGAAAGGAAAACTAAAAATGAAAAAAACTTATTTCGTAATGATAGCTAATACATACTTCACAGGATTCAAAAAAGATTCAGCAAACAATGTTGATTATGTATGTAGAACACGAAACATAAATAAAGCAAAGGTTTTTACGCTTGCTAAAGCAATGCAAATTGCAGACAATATTTATGGTTCTGTAAAAGAATGTTAATTTTTTAAAGCTACCTAAAATAAATTAGGTAGCTTTTTTTATTATAAAATTATGAAAACAAAAACAACAATCAGTTTATCAATAAACCCCGAACTTTTAAAGAAAGCAAAAAAGATTTTAAAAGCTCCACCGAAAAAAAGTCTTAGTGCTTTTTTGGAAGAAAAATTATTTGAGTTAATAAATTTGAATAAGTAATCTAAACTAAATAAGAAAGGTAAGACAATGGAAAAGAAAGAAGGTAAAAAACCAGTCAAAAACCTACCAGCAAAAACCACTCCGGCGGATTTAATCGCAATTGCAATCAGTGAAAACGTTGATGTAGAAAAATTAGAAAAGTTAATGGAATTGCAAGAAAGGTATGATAAGAACCTTGCAAGGAAATCTTTTTTAAGTGCAATGACAAATTTTCAAGGCTCCGTCCCTGTGCTTGAAAAGAAAAAGAAAGTTGCTTTTGGAAACACAAAATATTCTTATGCAGACTTAGGCGAAATGGCGGAAACTCTCAAAGATGTTTTAAAAGCAAACGGTATTACTTACCGATGGGAAATGGAGGAGGAAGCCGAAAGATTTAAATGCACTTGTATAATTTCTCATGTAGATGGTTACAGTGAAAGAACATCTTTAACCGCAGGTAAGGACACCACAGGGAATAAGAACGATATACAAGCAATTGCAAGTGCTGTTAAGTATTTGCAGCGTTATACTTTTATCGGTGCTTTAGGACTAACTACGGCAGATGAAGATGTTGACGGCAGAACCCAACCCCTTAAATCCGTTGACGACATAATCCCGAAACAATCTTCAAATAAAAAACCTACTGACAACAAATCTTCTGACAAAAGCAATCCTTATATTCAAATGAGAGATGCTAAATCATTGGAGGAAGTAAAAAAAATATGGAGTGATAACAAACCACTACAGACAGAAAAATTATTTGTTGACGGAAAAAATAAGTGCAAAGCAAAATTTGAATTTATATCTTTGAAGAAAAAACTTGAAGATTGTATTATAGAGGATCAGCTCAAGAATGAATACAATGAAGTTATAAACAGTAAAGAATATAAGAATCTAAATATTGAACAGAAAGAGGAATTGACAAAAATAAAAAATGACTTACTTAAAATATATACCGAAAAAATAGAAACCGTTAAGGTTGAGGAGGTTTTAGAGAAATGAACTTAATACCAAAATTCAAAATCGTTCCTACAAAGTCAGAAATGCAAACTGTTATACAAAATTATTTGGAGAGTCCTGAAAAGTCTTTGATTGAGAAATATATCGTTATAAAAACTCTTGAAACGTTTTGCAAAACTGCTTTAAAAATATTTGACAGGCAGAAAGTCATCGAGAGTGCTTTGACGCTTTCTGAAGGTGATATGAAATTTGACTTAAATAATGCAAAGGTACAAATTACAAAAGAAAAGATTTCCGACACTGTAAAAAAGTATCAATTCTCAGAAGGCTTGGAGGCTAAAAGAATTAAGTATGAAATCAAAATAGGTGAATATAAAATTAAGTCAGACGCTTTAAAAAAGGAAATCAAAGACCTTGAAATACACGAAATCAATAGTAATATAGCTATTGATATTTCAGAAACATTAAAGGGCGAACCGGAACCATTGAGACAAGGAATAAAAATTACTTTACCATAAACTTAAAAATAAGATGCGGGGACTTTCAAGAATGTTAAACCGGTTAGTAAAAAACAGGTGTCCCCGTACTCTTTAGGAAAGGAAAGACAAATGCCATTTTTAATAAAAGATGAGGATATAGTTCATTCTAATAATGAGAGTGAAGATATGACTGTCGAAGAAGTTTCAATCTTTGAAAGACAGAAAAGGATTAAAGAACTTGAAGAACTTGCAAAGAGAAAATACATAGACAGTGTTGACTGGAATTATATCATACAGTATTTAAATGATGCAGACATTGAGGAGTATTATAACTTAATGAAAGAGGAGGGAGGTTTGTAATGCCAACGAAAAGATATAAACACTACATAGGAATAGACCCTGGCACTCATACCGGCATCGCTGTTTGGAATGTTGAAGAACAAAAGTTAGAAGATTATTTCACTTCTGTTTTTTGGGGATGTATAGACTACCTGAAAGGAGCAGTTGTAGTACTTGAAGGCTTGAGAGTATTGGTAGAAGATCCGAACCAGATAAAACCCACTTTCAACCGTTGGCAAAGCAGGAGAGTTAATGAAACAATATCGCAAAGAGTGGGAATGAATAAAAGGGATGCACAGCTTATCTTAGAGTTTTGTGAAAGGAATTTGATAGATGCTGCTGGAGTTAAACCAGAAACAACAAAGTGGACTGCTCAAATGCTTAAAGAAATAACAGGCATTGATAAAAGGACTTCACAGCATACCAGGGATGCTATAAAATTAGTTTGGGGGTTAAGAGGATGAAGGAGGTTAGGGAACATTTCAGAAAAAATCATTTCGACCTAAAGACTATGAAATATATAGACAAGTATGGAAAAAGATTAAAGGAATTAAAATCTAATCCTAATGTTAAAATAATAAGTGCAGGTTTTTATCATTCCCATTGGGGATGGAATAGAAGAATTATATATCAATTTAAAAAATAAAAACTTTTTAAATGAGTGCATACCAGAAAAACAGAACCAATAAATATATAGTGTTATGGTATGGCAAGTTTACTTGCGCAGACAATCAGGCACTAGTACAAAGGAAACAGATTGAGGAAAATTCCATAACAACTAATTTTAGAAAGTTTACAAAAACTATAAAAAAAAGCAAGAAAGTGGCACAAAACAATGAATAAAATATATATTTACTTTAATAATAATTATTTATATATTGTTTTGTTATGAAAAATACTTATAACTTTAAAATATTAACCAGCTCTATTTCGAGCAGGGTTCTCCGAAAGGAGAAGCGGGTCGTAAGTCCCTCTCATAACACCCTGTTCGAAGTAGGGCTTTTTTTATTGTGAGCAAAGAACAGCTATTATTACTCAAGAAGATTAAAGAAATCTGCCCTCAAAGAAGAAGGCAGATAATTGAAAATTATAGACCCGATACATTAAAAAACCCAACAACAAATAAGAACTTAGAAATTGATATTTACTTAAAACAACTTGACATTGGGATTGAGTATCAAGGTGGAGTTCATTTTAAATATATCCGAAAATATAAAAATGATGTTGATAAAATAAAATTATATGATATACTTAAAACTGATATGACCATGCTTGATAAAGCTCTTTGTATTGTTGAGGTATTCCCACAAGATTTAGTAGGTGATTTTTGTTCTAACTTTATAAATAGATTAAATAATACACAAGAATTTTATTTTTTAAACTGCAAACTTAAACAAGTCAGAAGAATTGAAAAGTTTAAAATGTTAATACATAACGCAAATAAAATTCCATATAAATTAGGATATTATAAAAAAATCACTTCAATAATGACAGTGTTGGAAATATTAAGCTCTAAAAGAGATGTTGAAAAACGATTAAGAAACTTTTTTAATATACACTTCATTGGAAAAGATATAGGTTTTTTATCTAATGAAATATTTGAAAAGTTTATAAAAAAATATACAAATGGCGGGGTTTTTGGTTATGGGACGTAAAACAAAAAAAGGACTTGATTACTTTTCTCACGACTGTAATCACGATAACGAATTAAAATATATTGAAGTGTTACATAAAAATGGTTATAAAATATTTTTTAAATTGTTAGAACACATCTACGGAATTGAAGGGTATTATTGCAAAGCAGATAAAAAGAATGTTGCTATTTTTGTAAGCGATAAACTAAAAGATGTTGACATTAAAGAGGTAAATGCTGTCATTAATGATTGTTTGGGTGAACATTTATTCGATAAAAGACTACATAAAAAGTATGAAATCCTTACTTCTTGCTCAATTCAGAAAAGATTTTTTGAGGCAGCGAAAAGACGTTTAGAACTTGAATTAATAAAAGAATACATTTTAATAGATATTGCTGACATAAATAGCTTAAATGTAGACATAAATTGGTTAAATGTAGACAAAAGTACACAAAGTAAAGTAAAGGAAGTAAAGGAAGTAAAGGAAAGTAAAGAAAATATATATAGAAAATTCAAACATCTTTTTTTGACTAATAAAGAATATGATAAAATGATTGAAGATGGTTTTAGTAAAAAAGAGATTGACGGGATTTTAGACGACATTGAAAACTACAAAAAAAACACCAACTATACCAGCTTGAACTTGACAGCTCGGAAGTGGTTAAAGAAAAATATTAAACCAACTAAAAACGTTCAAGAAAGAACGGCTACAAATGTAGTGGAGTAATTTAATGAACTACTCAGATTATTGGATTTCCGCAGGACTACCAAAGACAAGCAAATTCTTTAATGTTTGCAAAGCTAATTTAAAAGGCAGTGATAAATATTTAGAAATGGTTGATAAGATATTTAATTGGGATTTTAAGAACCCCTCTTGTGTGGCGTTGCTTTCTGATTATAACGGAAACGGCAAGACTCATATCGCAGTATGTTTAATGAAAAAATACATAGCAGACCAAGTTAAACTATTTGAAGAAACCCAGCAAGATAAATATTTATACGGACTTGAAAGAGTTAAATTCAAAAAAGCCTACGACATAGAGTTAGAAATATTATCAAGTTTTAAAAAAGAGTCTACAGTTTCAGAGGAAGCAATTATAGAAAAATACTGCGAGTTGGATTTTTTAGTGATAGATGATATGTTTGAAAAGGAAAGTGAATTCGTAAGGCACGTTATGTTAATGTTAGTAGACAAGCGAATAGATTGGCTTTGCAAACCCACAGTAATAACAAGCAACAAAACTTTTAACGAGATAAATGAAAAAATAGATTCACGTATAGCATCTCGGATAGACAACGAATTACTTTTCCAAATAGCAACACAAAAAGATTATAGAAAATGAGAAATCAATTTGACACAACAATAGAAAAGCTAAATTCTTTAATTGATTCTCTTGCAAGGAAACCCAGAAACAAAAACACTCGTTTAGCTTTAACTTATCTAAAAGCAACAATTGGAGTTTTGAAAGCAGAGCAAGAAAGACTAAACAAAAAGCTACCGAGAACAAATGAATTTCTGGAAGGAATTAAAAGAAGTCGTTAAAAATATTTCAAATAACTAAAATAAAAAGCTAATGAAAAAACTAACAGCTTTATTAATTGTAGCAGCAAGTTTAATTTTTTTCGGATGTAACAATACCTATGATGAAATGTCATCGTTAAAGCAGGAAGGTTTAAGTAATGGATATTATGTTTTTGATGATACCACTTTAGAGAAAGACACAATAGAGGATGTTGCTTATCCATTTTGGCACGAAGTCAGTTTTTACTATCCAATAGATTCAAACACTATGGAAAAGACTACTTATATAATGAGGTTTGTTGCTTATGGAGTAACAGACACAAGTATAAAAATAAGGAAAGAAATTATAAAAACAGTAAAGGAGTAAGAGAGATGGAGTGGACAACAAACAAACCAGATTTTCCCTGTGTTTTTTTATGCAGGAGTCATTCACAAAATGAATGGTGGTATAGTTTATATTTGATTAAGGAAGAAAAATGTATTGATGAAGATAACGTGTATTATTTAGCTTGGTGCGATTATGAAAGTGGAGAGGAGTTAGATGATTTAGAAGAATTATCAGCAGAAGAATATTTAATAATTGAACTTTTAAAGGAGAAATAAAAAATGGGCGTTGAGAGACGGTTGGAATGCTAAATAAACTATTAACCAAATTCACTACTCTAAAGGTCTACGCTCAAAGGAGTTTATTATATTATCAACTTCTAAATTCTGCTATGATAATATTAATCTTTGCAGGACAGAGAGGATTTCCTTTATATTTACAAATAGGACTATTAATAGTTTCGGCAGGAATAATATTAACAATAGGATACTTTGATACAAAACTTAAAATCTTAGAGAGGGAACAGGCACATTTTAATAAAGAAAACGATTATGTACAAATGATGAAAAGGTCTGTTCCTGAAATTTTAGAAAGATTAGAAAAAATTGAAAGGAAAGTAAAATGATTAAGAAGATAATATTTTTCGCATTACAAATAATATCTAAATTTATGGGTAGGCGTTTTTTAAAACGAAAGGAAATCTTTTTAAATGTTGGGGCAGGGAATATTAAGGGGGTTGATAATTGGATTACTATTGATAGACAGTTGAAATGTGATATTATTTGGGATTTACGCAAGGGGATTCCTTTCCTAACTAACAGTGTTTCAAAAATATATTCGCATCATTTTCTTGAACATCTAACTTATAAAGAGTGTCAAAAGTTTTTGGATGAATGTTTGAGGGTTTTAAAAATTGGTGGGGAGTTTTCGGTTAGTGTCCCTAATATTAGGGTACATATTAACGCTTATCTAAATTCAGATATGGATAAGAAGTGGTTTGGGTATAAACCCGCTTATAATAATACAACAAGGATAGACCATTTAAACTATGCTTTTTATATGGATGGACACCATAAGTATATGTTTGACGAAGAAAACTTAATTTATATTTTAAATACTAAATTTAATAATGCACAGATAAGGGAGTTTGACCCAGATATAGATAATGAGGAGGTTAGATTCGCTTCTATTTATGCAAGAGCTACAAAATGGGAATAGCATTAATAATAATTTGTATGGTCTGTTTGTTTGTTTTAGGTTTTTATCTTGGATATAAGAATGGATATGCAAGGGGTTATTTTGATGGATACACCCCAACAGAAGATGAGGTCGCTGAACATAATACAGAATGGCATAGATGAAATTTGACGAGGTTGATATATTGAAGTGGTGGACTATTATTTTAATTTTAGCAATTATTATAATGATAATTTTTAAATGACAACAGCATTAATAATATTCGCTTGGCGTAGACCAGAGCATTTAGAGAGGTGTTTAGAAGCGGTTAAAAGGAATAGATTAATTCCTACTTACATTTTTTTAGATGGTGGGTACACAAAAGAGGTTTTTGATGTAGCTGAAAATAATATGACAGGGAATTGTATAGTCGCTTGGAATGAAGAACACTTGGGATTAACAAAATCTATTTTCAAAGGAATAGAAAGAGCATTTAATCTTTACGACTCCGTCATAGTCTTAGAAGATGATATTCTAATAGCTGACAACTTCATAGAATATATGCTTGAAGGATTAGAATATTACAAAGACAAAAAAGACATAGGAACTCTAACAGGGTATAATTACATAGAACATAACGAAGTTTACGGAGCTAAAAGATTCACCGGCTGGGGCTGGGCGACTTGGAAAGACCGTTGGGAGGAATTCAATCAAGAATTAGAACCTTTGGATCATTGGGGAGAGGACATTCCTCCGGGATTTGACAGAGCGACAAAAACCAAAGACACTTGGGATTACCAATTTTCAGTTACGCACAATTTTAAAAATTGGAAATGTGTCCACCCCCCGAAGTCTTTAGTAAAAAATATCGGTATGGATGGAAGCGGAACACACTTTAAAAAGAAAAGCACTAAATTTGACACCGAACTAAGCAAAGTAGAACCTGATTTTAAATATCCTTTAGAAATTGACGAAAGAATAAGATTAGAGTTTGTCAAGAAAAACAAATTAAGTTTACAAAAAAAGATAATTAACTTTTTAAAATCATTAAGGAGAAACAATGAAAAGACCAGACCTCTTTCCAGAAGATGATTTGAATTGGACTCCTGACAATACAGACACAAAGGAGGAGGAACAAAAATATGTAATTGTTGAGGATACTGAAAGAGAGGATATTATAATTTGGTTAATGACTTGTACCATTAATATATAAAACAGTATTGAAATATTAATGATTAATAGTTAATTTAATTTATGGAAAACAATTCAATTGCAAATTTAACAAAGCAAGACAAGTCAGACCTACTTAAAATCCTTAGACATATCAGAACAGTAAAAAATATAACAGGACACGGAAACATAGCAGTACAGATATTTGATAAAAAAGTTACTCATTTTAAAACAACTATAACAGAAGTAAATAAACAGTATGGCAAAGAAAACAACAAAGGCAAAAGGAAAAGCTACAATAAAAAAGTTTTATAAAACTATTTGAAGGAGTAAAGTAATGGGACAAAAGCCGCAGTACAAATATTTCATATCTTACAGCACTAACTTAGAATGCACTCCTACAGGCATTGATAATATCATTATAAATTATCCAAAGAAGATAGTTGATGAAAATGATATTACTTTTCTACAATCTTTTATAATTGAAAATCTATACAAGACTTTTAAAATTGAAAAAAATGTCATACCTTATGTAAAAATTATAAATTATATCTATATGCCACAATCTAAAATTATCGCGTTACCAAACAATATAAAAGCAAATTAAATAGCTTTACAATCGCTTAAAATGGAAACTGTCATAAAATATACAAAGATATTAAAGGAAACTAACAAAAGTAAAGTTATATTGTTGGGTGCTGATTATAAAAATGCAAGTTTGTGCTTACCACTTTCAAAAATACCTAATACAAATTACAATAAAGCCAAAAATATTGTTAAAGTCGATGAGGGGTTTTTCTTGTGGTTATTAAAACAAAACAATATAAATTTTGATTAAACTCGGACACCTTAAAAAAGACGATTAAAGAACAAATTAAAAAAATATTTTACGATAGGTACAACAAAAACGAATGGTTAGAAGTCTCTATACCGGAACGTATAAGATACGCAGCTCGAGACACCGGCTTTAAAGTAAAAACCTATTCAGATTATCACAAACTAAGCAAAGCAAAAGCAGAACTTGAAAGAGAATTAATGAGAAACTATTCGAAAAATGTTTTAAAATCAAATATATTTCAGGATAACGACTTATGATTAACTGGAAATCAAAAATAGTAAAGGTCTCAGACCTTAAAGAGTACAGAATATGAAAAAACTATCAACAATAAAACTTAATCCAAAGAACCCCAGACTTATCAAAGATGCGAAGTTTAAAAAACTTTGTGAGTCGATTAAAAAAGATTCTAAATTCTTAGAACTCCGTCCTATAATAATTGACAAAGATAATATTATACTCGGTGGGAATATGAGATTCCGGGCATTAAAAGAATTAGGTTATAAAGAAGTTCCTAATAACTGGATTAAAAAAGCTACAGATTTAACAAAAGCGGAAAGAGAACGATTTATTGTAAGAGATAACATTGAATTTGGAGAGTTCGATTTCGATATGCTTGCAAATGATTTTGAATTTGAGGATTTGAAAGAGTGGGGGTTTGAGGAATGGGAGTTGGGGGTTGATTATAAGGTTCCGATTGAGTTTAACACACTGGGTGAATTTATTAAAAAGAATACAGATATTTTCGGGGTTACTTTTTATTTTAAAAATGAATTAAAACCAAAGTTTGATAAGTATGTAAAGGAACACTCAAAAGAAAAACTTAGGAAAATATTGGAGGCTAAAATTGATAAATGCGGGTAGTCAAATAATACTTTGTGATTTACCAGTAAGGTTAGATAATTATGTAGGGTGCGGACACGCTTGTAGTTATTGTTTTGTTAATAGGAAAATTGATATATCGAAAATAAAACCAGTAGAAAGCGGAAAGTCTTTATTGAAATGGATTAAAGGTGGGCGGAGTAGGGAACTATCTATGTTTGATTATGACATACCTTTACACTGGGGCGGGTTGTCAGACCCCTTTCAACCGTTAGAAAAACAAACAAGGGACTCCCTTAAATTATTAAAAATATTTATTGAAAGCCAATATCCTGTTGTTATTTCGACAAAGGGGATTTGTGTAAAAGAAAAGCAATACATTAATGCTTTAAAAAATATAAGAGGGGTTTTGCAAGTTTCGTTAAGCTGTAAAGAGGTTGAGAGATACGAACAAAAAGCCCCAATATTTAAAGAAAGGTTAAGTATTGTTGAAAGTCTTTCAAAATATATCAGAGTAAATATAAGGGTACAACCATTTTTCCCTCAGTATTTTAGTTCTATATTAAAAAATATAAAACTGTTTGCTGATAGTGGTGCTTATGGTGTGATATTTGAAAGTATAAAATATTTATCTAAACAAAGGGGTTGTGAAAAACTCGGTGCAGATTTTGTGTACCCAATTAATATTTTAAAACCAATGTTTCTTAGATTGAAAAACGAATGTCATAAGTATGGTCTGAAGTTTTATAGTGGTGAAAACAGATTGAGAAAGTTAAGCGATAATTTGTGTTGTTGCGGTATTGAAGGGCTTGGATTTAAAACACATACAAATAATTTAAACCATATATTTTTTGAGAAAGAGTTTAAAGCAGAGCAAACAGCGGGGCAGTTAGCGGAGTCTGTTGCGGTACGATTAAACCAAAGAACAACAACACAAAGGGCTGTTAATAAAGCAAGTGCGATAAGTAGGTTACATCAGGACTCAATAGCTGACTCAATGTCTTACGAAGATTTTATAATCCAACTATCAAAAATAAAGCAATACCAAGACATAATGGGATTAAATAATTAATAATAAGTTTTATCCAAACTCTAAAACAGAAAAGCAAGCCTCCTTCGACCTCGAAAGGGGATTTTCTCGAATGATATTTGAAAGCGGGGGCTTGTTATTAATTGACACTAAAAGAATTTAGAATTAAATTAAGATTATGGTAAAGAAAAAACCAATAAAGAAGCCTGCAATAAAAGTTCAAAAAACTTCAAGGATGCGGAAAGATAAAAAGTTAAATATGACTTTAATCCGTGATGCTATCCTAAAATATATGAAAGAACAAAAGAAACCACCTACGGCAGTTGAACTTTCAAAACAATTAGGAATATCAGCGGAAACAATTGGAAAGCATATATCTAATATGTCTTTTGATACCGAAAAGAGTATATGGCGTTCTTTAACTCCCGATGTAGTCGCTTCTATTTTATCAAGCTGTAAAAAAGGAAGTTCCGCAAGTCAAAAGTTATGGATGCAGATATTTGAAAAATTCAGTGAACGTCAGGAACTCACAGGCAAAGACGGAGAACCTTTAATAACAGAAGTAAACGTAACAATTAAATGAGTTCTTATCTTAACATAGATTGTATGGAAGGTATGAAAGAGTATCCTGATAAGTATTTTGAGCTGGCAATCGTGGACCCTCCGTATAATGTTGGGGCTTGTGATGGCAATTTCGGTGGTAAAAAATCAGCTCCTTCAATAGTCAGTGGTAAAATAAATGCAAGGGCATATCAAAATGGGGATAAAACTCCTGATAAAAATTATTTTAATGAATTATTCAGGATAAGCAAAAACCAAATAATTTGGGGGATGAATTATTATCCTCAGTATTTATATCACAGTGGAGCGGTTATATGGGATAAACTGAATGATAAAAACAAGGTCTTATCTGACTGTGAAATAGCTTTCCAAAGTTTTAATAAATTAGTAAGAATATTTAGGTGTGCTTGGGGGGGATTTAATAAAGACGACGAAAGCGTTTCTTTAAAAGTTAGAGTACACCCTAATCAAAAACCTGTCAAGCTCTATACATGGCTTTTAACCAACTACGCAAAGACAGGAGACAAGATATTAGACACTCACGTCGGAAGCGGAAGCAGTATCATAGCATTTGAAAAGCACGGATTTGAATATGTAGGATTTGAGATTGATAAAGATTATTACAATGACAGTTTAAAACGGATTGAGAAACATAGAGAACTTTTAATGCAAGAAACAATATTCAATGATTGAAGGAACTTCTTTAAATATAGAAGCGAGTCGAATATTTACTTTAAATAAAGACTCTACAAAGAAAATCAAATGTAACGAAGGCGGTGCAAGAAGTACTAAGACTTATTCAATCTTACAAGTATTAAGTTTTGTTAGAGCCTTAAACGAAACAGGACAAATCTATACAATAATAAGAAAGACTTATAATGCTTTACGTGATACCGTTATGAGAGACTTCTTTGATATACTCAATGCACAAGGAATGTATAGAGAAGCTAATCATAATAAATCTAATTCAGAATATTTATTAAACGGAAATCTAATTGAGTTCAGAGGATTGGATCAACCACAAAAAAAGAGGGGCTCTAAGCGTAAAAGACTTTTTGTCAACGAAGCCAATGAAATAAGTTTAGAAGATTGGATGCAGTTAATAATGAGAACAACGGGAGAGGTTTTCTTAGACTACAACCCCTCAGAAGAATTTAGCTGGATATATGACAAAGTAATACCAAGAGATGACTGCGAATTAATCCACTCAACCTACAAAGATAATAAATTCTTAGAAAAGGAAATCATAGACGAGATTGAAAGATTAGAGGTTGCTGACCCTGACTATTGGGAAGTGTACGGATTGGGACTGAGAGGAAAAGCTAAAGAGTTGATTTATTCTAACTGGGGTGTATTTAAAGAACTCTCACAGAAAATAGATGAAACTTTTTACGGATTAGACTTTGGTTATACAAACCCTACCGCCTTAGTTAAAATTGATTTATGCGATACGCTTCCTTATATGACAGAAATGTTATACAGAACACACCTAACAACCCCGATGATAATTACTGAACTTGAAAATTTAAAAGTTAATAAATCAGATTACATTTATGGAGATAGTGCTGAGCCTGGCAAGATAGAAGAAATATCACAAGCGGGATATAATATACACCCTTCCGATAAATCTGTTTCGGATGGTATAGAGTTCTGTCAAAGGAAAAGAATGTTTATTCAAGGTGCTAACTTAGAAAAAGAAATCAAATGCTATAAATGGAAAGTAAACAAAGACGGAGTAATTTTAAAAGATGACCCTGTTAAATTTAATGACCACTTATGCGATGCTTTTAGATATGCAAGATATACACACACTAAACAACCCTCCTATGATATAGGGTGGGTGTAGGAGTAGCAGTAATATAAAATAAAAGTGAAAAACAAATATTATTATGAACAATACTACTGGTACGGTCATAAAGTATATAAAATGACAAAACGGGAATATGACTTGTTAAAGGTACTACGTAGACGCAAGGTCTCGAAGTTCATTAACCTACATAAATATAAAGCAGTTCGCTTTACCTACCGGCTCTTCAATAAACAAAAAAAATAATACCTTTCAATATATAACCTTTTGCAGTTATTTTTGTATGTGGAAATATATTTATATATATTAGCTGCATACTATATCGGTATAGTAATAGGTTTATTTATTGCTATATCCACTTCTTATTTATTTCATAAAAAGTTTTTAATTGAACGAAAAAAGAATATAATTCAAAGCGAAAAGCTCGTATTACATTTAAAAGATTTAAAAAGAGTCAACAAGTTTTATTCAGCCTTTACTAATTAATGGATATATTCGACCAGATAAATAGAGAGACTAACCAATTACAGCGACACTTTAACACAGTTCAAGACCGTGATCAATGGTGGCAACCGATTTCGGGACTTAGTTTATACGACCTCCCAGCGAATCAAGACGCTTACCGTTCATTTGCCTATGCTTGTATTCACAAGGGAGCGATTAACTTTGCTAAGGGACACCCTTCAGTTTACAGAGAACAATTTAAAAAAAGAGTTGAAATAGAAACACACACATTTTTAAAACTTACGAAAAGGTTAAACATTTACGGACAATCCTACAAGGATTTGCTTTACTGGTTATATACACAAATGAAAATGTACGGCTTCCAGATATGGAGAATGCCTACATTGAGTTTACCGATAGGGGGTGAATGGTTAATGGATATAGTTCCCGTATCTTCAAAGTATGTTACACCTGTTTTTAATTCACAAAACACTTTAATAGATTATTACGAATATACACACGGGAATAGTTCTGAAAAACTCTATCCGAAAGACATAGTAATTTTCAAATATCCTAATCTTGATAATCCTTTGCTTTGGACTGCTCCGGTTAGTAAATTTAATTTCACTCTTGATATAGATTATTTACAAGGCAAACAAAATAAAAGTTTATTACTTAATAATGCAAGGATACCTGGAGTTTTACAAATACCCGGAAAGGTAGGAGAGGAGTTTAAAAAATCCAAACAGCAACAATGGGAGCAGGAACAGGCAAGCCCCGAGAATGCGGGTAAGATAGCTATGTTGGGTGATGGTATGAAATACATCCCTAACCAGTTTTCACCTATGGAAATGGATAACAGGCAATCACGATTAGCGATACGGGATGAAATATGTACGATATTAGAAATTGACAAAACTATAATGGGAATTACAGAAGATGTCAATTTAGCTAACAGTAAATCAGCATTAGAGAACTTTACTTATAATACATTAATACCTTTCTCAGATACTTTTTTTGAGCCACAAATAACAGCTTTTGGGAAACGGCTTTACGGAGAGAGGTTTATATTTGATAACGAATACGTATTTGAAACAAATAGAGAATTACAATTAAAAACAATCAAGACTTACACTGAGTCAGGTAAATGGACTGATAACGAAATAAGAGACCTTGACGGATATGAAAGCGTTATAGATGAAAGAGCAGATTCAATTTACAGACAAGACTTTTTTACTCCGATAGGAGAAACAGAAAAAGAAAAAGATGAAGAATAACATACACTCAGAAGGAATAGCTAATTATACTAATTCATTTATTGAAGCTAATGATAGTGAATTATCTTTGGTACACTATGCTTTAACGGATGAAATCAATTTAGGAAACCAGAAATTCAACCTAAATGGATATAAAGATGACTATGCCCCTAAACGTCCGAAGGTTTTATTTAATCATGGATTGGATGGTTTATGGTTTGCAGAGGAAACAGATCCCCGCATTTCTTTTTTATATATGTTAGGGAGGAACGAATGGACTGTTGTAACAAATAACAGCTTAAAGGAAAAAACTGTTTTCAATAAGAGTAATGAATTAGCAGTTGATTTATACCATGCTTATAAAAATGGGGATTGGACTGACTGGAGTGTAAGATGGGCTTTTACTCAAACGGATGGAAAGATTGACAAAAACGCTTTTGAAGAAAAGGATAACATTTTATATGTAAATAGCTTTTGGACTCCTGAGTATAGTGCGGTGTTTATGGGAAAAGACACTGGAGCGGTAACTGATTTAATGAGTCATTTAAACGATTATAAAAGCGATATATTTAAAAACCACGTATCGAAGATTCATTTAACCAGTCAAGTACAAAACAGCGATGAAGTTGAAACACTCAAAACAGAAATCGCAGAATTAAAATCAACAATTGAAAACACTCCAGATGACAAGGTACAAGACATTTTAAAAGAAGCAAACGAATATACAAACGGAGCTATTAAGAAATATGCTGAATTACTAAAACCGAAATTATTAGATATAACAAACAATATTAACGATTCAAATAAGATAATTTTAAATAATGATACAATTCTTTCAACTATGAGAAAAGAATTAAGACTCATAGTAAAAGAAGAAATTACTGGCGTAATTAGTGAACAACTCGGAAGGGTTTAAGTTCATAGCGATTGCAGGTAAATAATTATAAATCTAAAAAACGATAATAATGGATACGAAAACACAAAACGAAGTTTTTACCAAACTCACAGAGGAAATTACTCCCCTTGTTGAAGATGGTAAAATTGAATCTTCTAAATTAACGGAAGTTCTTAATCGGATGAAAGAGAACGATACAGCAACTCCTACTGCTGAAGAACTGAAGATAATTGAGAGGGAAGATAAGATAAATAAACTCTTGGAAGATTCTAAAAACCAATTTGCAGAACAGCAAAAGTCTAATATAATTTTTAACGATGCACTTTTAAAGCTAAGTGGAAAAGGAAGTGCTACACAAGATTATATGTGTCTTAATGCAATGCAAGAGGGTGAAATAAACAAGGTTAGAGAAGAAGATAGAAACGATTATACTTTTGGTAGGTATATTGAATGTATGGCTAATAAGTTTTTAAATAAAGCAAGTGAGGCTGACCATAAATATCTTAATGCTGTTCAATCAACTTTGACAGATGCGGCAGGTAATTACACTCTTGAAACTCAGGTCTTACAAACTATCTTTGATGACTTGTCAGAAACGGGAAGATTCTTTTCTGAAACAACCCCGATTAATTTCGCTAAAGGTAAGGGTAAAACAAAACAGATTCCTACTGTAGCAAGTACGGGACACCCGACACCAGCGAAAGTATCTGAGGACGGAGCAAAACCAATTCAGAACTTTACATTCACACAAATTGATTTAACATTAATCAAGTATGCTTGTATAGTTCCTTTCACTAAGGAATTTGAAATGTATTCTCCGTTAGATTTTGCAAGTACGGTACGAAGATATGCAACTGAATGGTTCGGAGCAGTATTTGATGACATTCTTTTTAATGGCGATGCTAATATAAATGGACTTCAAGACATTTCAACTACCAATGCAACGATAACAGGTACACAAATGGCAGGACTGACAGTAAATGATTTACTTGATGTTATCGGTGGTATGAGAAGTGGTGATATGGTAGGTGCTAAATGGTACTGGCATCCAACGGTATGGGCTAAGTTATTCCAAAAAGAAAACACAGCAGGTCAAAGAGAATTTCCGTTAAATGATATTAACGGAAGAACTCTTTTAGGATTCCCGGTAATAGTAAGTGATTATATGCAAACTTATGTAAGCGGTGCTTCTGCAAGTACTGACTTTGGTTATTTCGGTAACTTAAAGAAATTATTTGTAGGAAAATACGGTGGATTGGATATTTCATTTAGTGATCAAGCATCTTATGTAAGCGGTGAAACAACCGTTCATATGTGGCAAAAAAACGAAATGGGATTCAGGCTTGAGATGTTTGTTGATATGGATTGTGCATTTCCCTCAAGGATAACAGCAATCAAAACAGCAGCAGCTTAATTTTTTAAACTTTAAATAACAAATAAAATGGCTAACGAAAAACAAATAGATACTCTTATTGATAAGCTTGATAAGGTTATTGATTTGCTCGTAGTGTCTAAAAAAATCACTTTGCCTGAGGAAGATACGGGAAAGAAAGAATCCTATATAATTAAAAAAGACCCGAAGAAACATAAAAAAACAGGTACTCCGGAACATCCACGAGTATACTTGTTATCGGTTTTAATTGACGGGGTTACTTTCACCACAGGTGATAAGGTTGATTTAACACCAAAGCAATTAGCGAGATACGGTAAAGAGAATTTCGACAAATATGATGAAAAACTTTACATCGAGAAAGATGGGAAATATATTTTGAAACCTAAAAATTAATAAAGATGAAAAAGAAAACTATATTCACGGCAATAGGGAGTTTCGTTGTTGCTCTTGTGGTGTTCGGTATCCTTACGGCAGGTGGGTTTGATGACAGTAAAAGCGGTTATTTAACTGAGTCTACTAATTCCTCAAATACCGATACGATTAGGACTGCGGGGGATAGTGCCGATACTTCTAACGAATTTATTAACGCTGATGCAAATGGTAATATGTTCAAATATTTAATTGTTGAATATATCCAGGCAGCAGCCCCGATAAAAGAATTAGTTGTGGCATCCCCTAACATTGAGGGTATCAGAATGACCTATGACGAAGCAGATTCAACTATAAAGTTATGGGCTAATCGACATTTAGGCTGGGTACAACTTGGTTTTTATGCACAGGTTACCAGTACTATGACCAATACTTTAGCTTTAACGACTTCTGCGAATGACACCATAGCAGGGACTACGACTAATGCGTCTTATGATACGTTAACAGCAGCCTTAACAGACCAAATTACTGTACAAAGTACAGGAGCAAATGCAAATGATAGTGTAAGAACAATCACAGGAACAATAATGAATGATATTGAAGGGACTGAAACCCATTCAATAATTAACGATGGTTCGGGAACAATTACAGGGACTGAAACGACAACTATGACAGACCCGACTAAAATTATATATGAATTAGTGGTAACTCCTGACTCTGGTACTAAGACAGTGGTTTTCGCAGTCAGGGGTACAAATTACCTTGTTGGTTATTAGTGCATAGACACTGATTAAGGGGTGTCGGAATGAATAGGCAAAGTATATCGAATAATTGACACCCCTTTAATTTTAAAAATATAAATATGAAAATAAAAATAATTTTAATACTCGGATTCTTATTAATGGCTTCTGTTTCATATTCGCAGGGGTTTATTACTAAACAATTAAGGGGAACAGACACAACTGACAGCGTATTAGATTCTTTAACGAGGCATTATACGGATAGTTGTGATAACTTTCAAAGTGAAATGGGTGGATTGTTTGATAGGTGGTATCTAATGACTATAGCAGTTGATGACACAGTTTATTTAAGTTCAGATGCGACATTCCCTGCTAATAATACAACAACCCTATACCCTGACGAAACGGAGACTTTTGGTGATTATTGGGTTTTTAGTTTTCAGCAATGGTTTATAAAATCAAATTCAGATGACGTTGTTACTTATCGTTATTGGTTTTTGGGGGACTAATGATAACACTTGCACAATTAAAATTATATTTAAACATTCCTGATAGTGATACCGATAATGATTCCTATTTAAAGGGTGTTATCTCAAAGGCTCAATCACATCTTGAAAGTTATTTAAATTGGGAAAGCTTACAAGAAACTGAATACACAAAGAAGTATAATTATTTGAATATTCAAAGGATTGTCGATAATATAATTAATTTAAGGTGCAGAGGTGTTACGGAAATAACTGGTTGGGTTTATAGAGATAGTGATAATAACGAGTCTAATTTATTTAGTGGCGATAATACAATTACTAATTCTACGGAAATAATCGGTGATAATTCTGTTAAAGTTTTTAAAAAGATATATTTAGGCGAAATGTTCCATATAATAACTTTTAATGCAGGATATACATTTGAAACATTAACGGGAACGGTAAGCACTACAATAGGTGATGCAACGGTTACTGGGGTTGGTACAGCCTTTGAAACTGAATTAGCAGTGAATGATTATGTAATCGTAGGGAACGAAAGAAAGAAAGTTCTAAGCATAACAGATGGGACTCATTTTGAATGTACCGATACTTTTTATAGTGCTAATTCAGGAGTATCAATTACATTGACTACCTTACCAGATATAATAAGAGAAAAGATGGAAGAGGTCGGAGCAGTGATTTTCAAGAATAGTTATAGAGGCGATGGTACTTTAAGGGAGTCAAGCAAAACAATGAATCAAGGCGGTCAAAGTACTACAATAGCTTTAAAGAAACTTGATTTAAGTGAATTAGATGTTTACAGAAACTATCAATAACTTCGTTAATGAGCAAGAATATAGGAATAGACATATTAGCTAAAATTGGAAGTTGTTTACTTAATGTTACAACTGCGAATGGTTATACTGCTATGAATCTCAATTCTGACACAGTAAAGGAAATAGAAGTGGAATTTGAGGACTGGAATGGAAAAGAATTAGCTACTTATAGTTTGAGCTATGAACAAGACAAGGAAATTGGAAGTTCGAGGGGTATTCTTGATAATGAATTACTTGCTAACATAGATTTCTATAAAAAGATAACCGATAACACAACTGTTTCAAGAATGACTGAGAAAATGATATATGATTTAAAAGCATTCGTCTATCAGTTTAAGTCATTTAGACCAGATACACTGAATTTTAAAAGTGTTAGCAACCAATATCACACGATTGATAAATGGGGTGTTGTTGGGAATATAGATAGAAATATGGATTTCGGACAAAAGAAAATAGGAGTTGGTATAACAATAAATATTCTTTTTAAACAATTCCCAGAGCAATTATGATTTTTAAAGATATTACAATATTAGAGATGTTTGAAACGAATGGAGATGGCTTTTATATTGTTCGTAGACTTGATGGTATAAAAATAGGAGAAATATGGTTAAAACCAGAACCGTTCTTTTTATCACTTAGTCCTAATATGGCGTGGCGTATGAATGAATTGGAATATATAATTAATTTTTGCAAAGGAGATGTTTATTCTCCAGATAAGGTGTTTGGAAAAATATTTTATGAAAATTGTAAATCATTAGGAAATGATTAGTGCTTGTTTAATATTGTACAACTGTGAAAAGTGGATTGCAAAGACAATTGAATCTATAATCCCTCACGTTGATGAAATTATTTGTGTTGTTGATGAAAAGTCAAATGATAACACAGAAGATGTTTTAATGAGTTGGAAAGTTGATTATGAAATTAACATAAAGATTTTCAAAAGAAAGTGGAATGACAACTTTGCAGATGCTAAAAATTATGCAATAAGTAAAGCAAGCGGAGATTACATATTATTTATTGAAGGGGATGAAATATTATTTGCTAAGACTCCTTTAAAAAACTATATAGAGTTTTCTGAAAAAAGAGGTGCGGGTGCTTATGCTTTTAAAATTCATAATCAAGATAACAAAGGGCGTAAAACAATCTTTAAAAATATAAGACTGTTTAAAAACATTCCTGAAATTTATTATGAGTTTGAAAAAGATGCTGTAGTTGATAGGACTGTTTTAAAAGCGGGTTATAAGATTGCTCAAATAGAAGATATTTATGTAGAACACAAAGGACATATATTACCAGACAAGAAAATGATTCCTAAACTTGAAAAGCAAATAGAACTTTTATTTAAGCAGTTAAAAAACGAACCTAAAAACAGTATGGTAAATTTCCATATTGGAGAAACTTATCAAATATTGCATAACTTAACTAAGAAAGAAAATTATTTATCAGATGCTATTACGTTTTTAAGTTTAGCAGCAACAGATGGACTTTATACTGGCTCAAAGGCGATGTGCTTTTATAGACTTGCAAGATTATATTATGATACTGGAAGTTACGGGGTTTGCACTCAATACATCGAAAGGTCTTTAGAGTTAATCCCTAAACAAGTTTCAAGTAGGGCTTTAATGTTTCTTATTTTAAAAAATAACGGATACAATAAAGAGGCTCAAATAGAAGCTGACAAGATTAAAAAAATAAATGGTAATTCAATGTTACCAAACGACAGATATTATTCTGAAAAAGAATTAACTGATATTTTCAAAAATTAAATCAAATTAAAATGACACCTTCAAACGTAGCTTATGACCCGACTGCAATTCAAGACGCAGATGGTAGGTCTATATACATAAGAGAGAGAAATAACTTAGGCGGTGCTTTAGGAGCTGCCGATCCCTTTGTGAGAGCAATGGTTAAGGGAAGTACTGAATTTGTAAATGAACAACCGCTTGAATCTGTTTTTTCTTCTGCTAAGGAGCAAGTAGGTGAAAAATATGGAGAGCATACTGTTAAATTTACTATTAAAGTTATGCAAACCGATATTGACACGGAAAACTTCTTTAGAGAAGATGTAAAAGGAAAATTCTATCAAATAGTAGACTTTGCGGGAATTTCCAGATATTCAAACACTCTTGAAAGGAATATGCAGAAAGTTAGATTTTTTGCTTTGTGTAGGATAACTCCTAAATACTCCGAAAGTACACCTGACGGTAGAGAAACAGAATGCGAAGTAATTGTAAAACCTAATCCAAACGCAGCACCCATTGCTTTAGCGAATTGCGGAGCATCAGTAACAGGTCTTACAACCGCCGATGTTGAAAACAACCTTGACACTTCCGCAACAGCGACAAACGGATGGGATGCAACCAACTTTAGTGTTGCAAGTGGGAAGTACTATGACATTGAAGAAGTGAAAATGGCGGAGGATATTTAAGATGAAATATAAACTGTTAAGTAATGGGTGGATCCGTAATAACGACACTCATAAAACGGGTGATGAAATAGAAGAAAACAAATTACCAAAGACCATTTCAAATGGTAAAAAGGTAATTGATTGGGAACTGTTGAAAAAGTCAGGCGTAGAACTCGAAAAGGTCGAATCGAAAACCAGATTGAGAGATGAATAAAATAACTATTCAAGGTAAGGAATGTTCTTTTAAAATGCCTTTGGGCGTTTATAAAAAGAATTACAAGTTCTTCCAAAAACTTGAAAACCCTTTAGCAGATACCGATATTAAAAAAAGTATTGCAAAGATTAATAGCAATTATAAATCGGAAGTACTTAAAATATCTAAACTTGATTTATCTCAGGATGTTAAGGATGACTTAATCGCAATGGAAAGAGAACTTTTAGAAAGCGAAAAGCAAATACTCATTTCTATTACAATTGATGAACAGGTTGACTTGCTAAAAACTGCTATTGAGGGAGATGTTAATTGGGATGAAGTCGATATAATTGAATTAGGACAATTAGTCAATGATATTATAAAAAAAAATACGTAACTGAAAACGAGGAGATTGAGCCCTTACTTTCAGAGATTGGCAGACTTCAAAAGCAGTACAAAGCGGATACAAAAGACACAAAGACCTTACCTGACTGGTTGATTCGACCTGAGAACTGGAAGTATGAAGGAATGATATATTTCCTTGCAAAGACATTTGGACAATGTAAATACTACGTAGAGAACAATTATACAAGATATGATTTTTTTGAAACGTTCCTTTTATTTACTTATGAGAATATGCAACAAAACTATATGCCTAAATGATTGAAGTTGAAACGAAATTAGACGGTCAGAAAGTAACAACTCTCAGCCCTTTTGTTAAATCAATAAAGGGTATGGGTAAGACTATTTTAAAGCCCTCTATGATTGAACGTTTAGCACAAATCGTAAGAGCAGAACAACGTTATAGAATTTCAAGCGAAAAACAATCGGGGGGTGGTGGTTTAAGAGATTTAAAACCATCGACTTGGAAACGTAAAAAAACCAAACATAAGCTAATTGAAACAGGTCGCTTATATAAATCAATAAGAAGTACAAAAGATAGGGTATTTATTGAAGGTCAAAGAGCAAAGATAGGAGCTTATCTACATTTTGGAACTAAACGGATAAAGCCTTTTAATTGGTGGGGTGTTGATTCCGACTTAGAAAATAAAGCAATTGAATATTTAAGTAAAGAAATAACTTTCGATGGCAAGTAGTAAAAATTTAGAAATAAAGATAAAACCTAAAGTAATAGGTAAAAATGAATTTACCTCTCTTGCAAGTGCTTTAGATAAGATTAATAAATCTTTAACAGGGATTCATAAAGCAAGTATAGTAACTTCTAAAAGCACAAAGACTTTAGCGACTGCAAAAAAGAAGTTATCTAAAGTGAATATGACTTTAGTAAAAGGCTCACAAGCTCACATCCAGCAGCTAAAAAGACTTCAAAAGGGTTTGAGCACTACTTCTAAAAGATACCATACATTACAAGCAGGGATTAAAAAATATACTGCTGCACAACGACAAGCAAAAGGAAGTACAGGCATATTCAATGCAGGTCTAATGAATATGGGTAAAAATTTATCTGCAATCGGAATTGGTATTGGAATGGCAATTACTAAATTAATGCAATTGGGTAGGGTTGTTTTGAGAATTGCTAAAACTGTTGTAAATGCTTTTGCTAAACAGGAATTATCTGTAATGAAGTTAAGAAGTGTTCTAAAACTTACTGGAAGTGAAGGGAGTCTAAAAGTATTAACTAAACAAGCGGCAGATTTAC